TTTGCCTTTGTATTTCTCAGGTAGATCCTCTTCAGTCTCTAGAGTTTGCTCTTCTTGAGCCTCTTCAACTTGATCTTCTGTGCTGTCCTCTAACGAGGTATACTCTTCGTTGGTGTCTTCTAGACGCTCATCATCTAATAGAATAGCCATATAAACTCCGTGCTTAATCGCATTGTGGAAGTAGCCTTTTAGTTAATAGGGGCAGTAAGCTACTGTTTACCCTAAAGCGTCCCTTCGTAGACTCCCCTAGATTCAGAGACGCTTTTATTATTGTGAACAGGGTTAGCTGAAGTCAGCGTCCTGATCGTTTAGCTCCTCATAAGCAGCTGTGATTGCATTTTCAAAGCCACGGATACGTCTGAGGATTGTTAGTTGACCTTTGTACTGATGTAGTTCCTCTAACGAGGTTACACTTTCTAACGAGTCAACTGATTCGATCATAATGTCAATGTCTTCCATTAACAGTTTCCAACCATTGCGGCTGAATAGATCAAAATAGTCTTCGTATTGCTTTTCAAGAGAGTTGTCCATTAAAGGCTCCTTGATATACTATATATTATACCACAAGTCAACACTTTTGTCAAGAACTTTCTTAACTTTTTGCTTGACGTGGCTTCCTAGTTGTGGTAGAGGGCTTAGAAGCCCCCTCCAGTTTCTTGATTTTCTCGTCCAGCGCCTCGCATTGCTGGCTTAACTGTTGGACTCGGTTGTTCAGGTTGTTCAGGTTGTTGCTGAGGTTGTCCAAGATCTCCAAGACCTGTTTGGGCATTAGCATTAGCCGTTCCTTTCATGTTAATTGCTTGTTCTTTTAAGATCAGTTCTGCAACTCGTGCTCTCTTCTGGAACTCTTTCTCGTCTGCATCGCCTTGTTGTACGTTAGAAGACAATACCTTAATACGGTCTGTCTCAGAGTCGTACTGTACAAGCGCAGCTTCTGCTTTGTTCTTCTCAGCTCGTGCTGCAAAGTCCATAGCTTGAGCGCTAAAGGCTTGTGTCTGTGCTTGCTGCATAGCCATTTGAGCCTGTGCTGCTTGCATTTCCATTTGTTGTTTCTGTGGATCTGGTTTAGAAGCTTCTTGTAGTTTCTGAATCATCTCCTCACGGTTAGCAAGGTTCATGTTGTCTACAATAGATTCAATTAGAGTTCCATACAGAGGGCTGTCAGGGCTCATAGTCTGTAGAAGCTGAACTAGCTGTGTAACTTCGTACTCACGAGCAATGATGCCAAGAGAACTAGAGGCTACGAACTGGTAATCACTTACAGGGTAACGCTCAGGATCAAACTGCATATAACGGTAAGCAGCCTTACGAACGAACGGTAACAAGAATGACTCTTGGAAGTTAATCAAGGTACGCTTGTGACGCTTGATAATAGCACCAAGAGACATGGAGATGCCCGCTGCAGTGCCTTCACCGTTAATAGAGCCTGAGATGCCTGCTGCGTCAACTGCGCCTGTAGCCTGCTGTACCATCTGTTGTAGCGATGCAGCTTGGTTGAACGTATTAGGATCTAGGTTGCCAAACTTAAACGGCTGTAGAATCTCAGCAGGATTACCGTTAGTTAGTACGGTCTTTCCGGGTCTAATTTCCATCTTAGTGCCACGAGGCAAACGAGAAGCATCTACTGCCATCATTGGGTGTACTGTGAGTGCTAGAGCATCGATACGAGCACGTAGTTCAGTATCAAGTGCTTTCTGGCTGTTGTAGCCCTTCTCACAAACACCACGACCCCAGAAGCGACTAGGAACTGCATCCCAAGCAAAAGCAACTACAGGACGATCACCCATCATGTATGGATTCTCTTCAACCTTAAGTAGTGTACCGCCATTAGCAATGACTACAATGGCTTCGATGTACTTAGGACGTTCATCTTCTTCGCCATTTAGTTCCACTACTTCTTCGTCTTCGCCTAGAACAGCGTCATCGAAGAGGTAACTAGGAACTAGACCATAGTACTTAGTAAGACGTACTTTGTTGTCACTGTAGATATTCAATGACTGGTCTGGCTCAAGGTCTGTATCAGGTGCATCAATTACAATGTGCTCATCACGGTATACACCTTGCTCCTGTAGCATCTCTACTTGGTGCAAAGGTACAAACTCATCGATTGCTACACCAAGCGCTTCATCAATAGAAGTAGCTGCAGGGTCAATGAGGAAGTTCTGCGGCAAGATAGGACGTAGTTTGACTACAGTACGATCACGCTTCTCAACACCAACTGCAGTAGCTTGTCCATCCATTACAGGCTGTGTAGCTGGACGGATATCGGTAGTCTCTTCTAAGACTACTTCGCCTACACCAGTACCAAAGATGGCTGAGTTTAGAATACACTCTGCAACAGCCTTACGAACTTTGCAGTATTCAAAGTCTTCAGTCATCAAGTTACGTAGTAGCTGTACGTCAAGGGCTTCAGTGTCACCTTTGTTGTCTTTAAGGTCAAACCACTTACCACGACCAAACGTAGCTTCTTCTACTTCGGCTACAGAGCTCTCAACAGCCTGTTGTAGAGCTGGAGAGATGATCTTAGAGCGTTCAGAGCTTCGCATAGAGTCTGAGCCGTCCCAAATACCACGCCATAGACGGTAGTATTCATCAAACTTCTCTTTGTAGTTAGACTCATAGTGGTCTCGCCAATTGTTGGTCTTGTCCATAACCCAATCTTCGAGACTCTGCTCTAACAAAAATTCATTTTCTTCAAAGTTCATATATTAGTAACCTGTAATTGGGTCTAAGACCTCTATTTCATCTTCTTCATAATCAACATAGTAACTAATCTTAGCTATTTGGTCTATATAAGCTAAAGAGTCAACTAAGTCATCATGTACTAGTGGATTTGGAAATTGGAAAATTTCGTCAAGAAACTCAACAGCCCAAGTATCAGCACCGTCCCTAGCTAAAGTAATCTGACCGTTCTCAAAGCGGCCCTGTAGAGCCCAAACAATACGATCTATCTTCTTCTGATTGCCGTGTGTTAGTTCTTCAATGCGGAAGTAGCGCTGATTAGCCTTCATAAGGTCTGTTATGTAAGGAAGTACAGCGTTCTTTAGAGCCCCTTTCTCAATACCGATACTAACAGGACGATACTTAGCAACAGCATCAAAGATCTTACGGGCCGTCTTCTTAATGTCCCAACGACCATAGATAATGTCTGCTACGTACCAACCATGCTCGTTAGCCTTAACAACACTGATGGCTGTTTGGTCGAGCTTCCTAGCTTTAGAGGTGTTAGCGTGTGCAACATCAGCAAAGCCTGCAAGGTCAACAGAGATGTAGAAGTCACCAAACTCTGGTTCGTCTCCAAACGTAACCCAATCCTCTTTAAAGATCTCACTACCGAGGGCTTCAAAGGATGCCATAAACTCCTGACGGAAGGCATAGCTAGACATAGACTTCTTAGCTACGTCAATCTCTGCAGGATCTAGTAGAGGGTTATCGTAAGAGGTAAAGTGCCATGCTTTGTACGTAGGATCATCTTCAGTGGCTGCATAGGTATATAGGTCATAGAAGTGGTTACGCCCCATTGGAGTCCCAATGAACATTGCATCGCCCTTTTGGTCGGCAAGTGCAGGTCGAAGGATCTGTTCCCAAACAGTGGGCTTCATGTCTGCGTATTCATCGAGCACTAGGAACTTAAGACTAACACCACGCATTGTCTCAGGTCTATCAGCGCCCTTTAGGGCTATTGTAGCTCCGTTGACCAGTGTTATCTGTAGGTTGTTAATGTGCGTAGACTTGATGATGGGGTGCGCTAGTTCAAGCAATGTCTGCCACATGATGTCCCTAGCTTGTCCTTGTGTAGGGGCTACGTAGAAGACATGGCCTTTAGTGGCCTGTAGTGCATAGATGATAAGCATCCAAGCTGCTAGACGGGACTTACCAGTACGACGACCTGCAGCGACTATCTTGAAGCGTGTAGGGTCATTGAAGACACCCTGTTGCCACGGTAGTAGCTCTACATTTAACTCAGTTGACATCCTTAACCTCGTAAGAGCCATCAAAGGGCTCGTCAGGGGCTTCAGAGCTATCACTACTTGCGCCTATGTTTATAGATTCCCCGCCAACACCACTAATGGTGATGTTAACAGAGTTACGTCCGTTCCCTTTAGAGACCTCTTGTTCAAACATACCTGCAGGAAGTATACGATCCATAACGAGCTTCCAAGCAGCACTCTGGTTCTTATGTTCGTCATCAAGTGCAGCACTAAGAATGGCATCTAAGACCTGTCTACTCTTAGGGCTACTTAGCATTCGAGCTTTGTACTCATTCATTATTGCAGCATCCCCTTTGGGTCTGCCACGTGCAACTCTATTACCTTTTTTCTTAGCCTCTACTTCAGTCTTTCGAGGTCTTCCTCTTTTACGTTTAACGGGCTTATCGTCTAAGGAGGTCGAAGAATCAGTCTGTATAGCTTCAGAGTTTACGTCAGTAGTCTCTGATGTTGATACCTTTTCTGTATGGTTTTCAGTATTCATCATTTTATCCTCATAGGAATGATTATTGTGTTCGATACCTGTTAGTAGTCGAAGTATTGTGTACAAAGTTCATTGAGGTATGTGATGGTAAGTTCACAGTGTTCAATGTTTGTTGTTACTATACAGTATATTATAGCATACTTTAGGGTAAAAGTCAATACCTTTAAGCATCTTTTTTTAATATAGAGACTCTGCTTATTAACTTTATAGGTTCTGCACGGAATCCATGATAGCCTTGATAGCTATAACCTATTGATAATACAGTCTTTATAGTCTTTATAGGCTATGTAGTCTTTTTAGTCCTTTTTTATTATATTCCATACTGTTTTAGTAGGTTATTAAGGGTCTACCGAGGTCAATTTAGGTCTATTTTGTATCTGGGCAGCTACAACAAAGGCTACAATGACTCTTTAGGGGGCTCGGGGGGCTTCGAAGCACGTCAGTCACGTGTAACAACATAGGGCTTGACAGGGCTTGATAGATATGATAGGGACAACCTAGGGCTTGACAGACTGATTAGACTATGATAGGTGGTTAACTATTAAGACTGCATAGGCAATAGAGAATCTTTATAGGCTAAATAGTCTAAAAGCTTGACAGTGAAGGGCTAAATAGCACCCGTTAGACTATACAGGCTTGATAGACTTGATAAACTTGATAGGACTTGATAGGACTTGATAGGACTTGATAGGACTTGATAGACTTGATTGACTAACGCCCGTTATAGCTATATAGCCTTGATCGGGCTTGATAGTGCGGTTGTTTCAGCAACTAAAAAGCCCTATCAATTGCTTGATAAGGCTCTCTAGTCGCTGCTGAGGTTCTGTATAGTTTCTATGTTAAGAATAGTTCTAAGAGGTAATTAATTAGACGTTCAATAATCATTGGATTGTTAACGCCTCTGGGTTATCAACTACGAAGCCTGTATTATCTTTCTTAGCATCCCCCTTAGCCCTTAGCCCTATAATTACTGGACCACTATTAGCATTGTCCCAGTCACTGATATCACCATCAATAACGGGACGGTTTAAAAAGGTCTTGGGTAAACCACCTCTAAATACTACTGCTATTGGTCGACTAGTCTTTAGGGCTTGTTTGACCTCTGATTGATACTCTGGACGGTTGCTATAACTGAATATATATAGTTCATTGTCTAAGGCCTTATGTATTCTATTAGCGATCTTTGTATAGTCAACAAAGGTAATATCTTTAAATTGTTGTTTAATACTACGCCAATTGTAATCACTAATAGTATTTAGACGTACAACAGGCTTTACGTTAGTCTTTTTACATAGGCGCTCAAAATTAGATAGTTCTTTAATCAATTGATCTTTAAAGCCTTTGCTGTCACTCAATAGCCAGTCGGTTTTGGCCGTTCTAGCGGATGCAACGTTATTAAAACGACCACGTCCAGCACTCTTAAGACAGCCGTCAAAACATCCCGCTTTATCACTGTTAGGGCATAGAGTTTTAGTTGGCATTAATGATAATCCCGCATATCGGATAGACTGTTCTTTGTTAGTCTTAGCGATCTTTGTATTGCCACCGTTGGTATCAAGTAATTTCATAATACACCACCTAAAATTGAACTTGCTGTCATTACTGCAACCGCTGCAGCGAATATAAAATAAACTGTATTCTCGATCATTGCTCTATACCTCTAAAGGATTGCGCCCCTTTCGAGGCGCTTTAATGTTATCTAGCGTTTATAGCAAAGTTAAAAAGGCTGCGGCCTTTCTTTGATTCAAGGGCTAGTGTTAGTTTGCCGATATGAACCTGTTTAAAGCTTGAAGGTTTGCCGTTAACGTTACCAAAGCCCCAACGTTTTTTCTGGCTACGTAGGCGATAAAAGCCCTGTTTACCTAGGATAGTAAAACGAGTTGTTCCGTTAGATGTTGCTTTAATAGTAAGTAGTTTCATTTGGTATTACCTCTTTGTTAGTTGGTAGAACCATTGTAACACTACTATTAAACATTGCAAGCCCTAATTGTAAAAAAATTTAAAATAATTTTACTGCTACTCTCTATTAACGTGCGCACGGGCGAATAACATACTTTATAGCCTCTGTCAATACTTAATTGTAGCACGTTAGTTCCCCAGGTTCTTGTGATACGTTACTGACGTGCAACAACATTGTGATACGTCACTGACGTGCAACAACGTCACTGACGTGCTACAAAAAAATAAAAATAATTTGCATTTAGGTGTTGACAAAGCAGATCGCAGATCTTAATATACAACCACAGATCACAGATATGGAGCAGATCATGCAGCATAAGACAGAAGACTTCGCACTACATATGCGTGTTATACGTTGGAGCATAGAATCAGGTCTTGGATTCAGTGCTACAGAGAACAACGGAGTTTATTACATTGAGTTTACTGGAGGCTACTAATGACAGATCAGCAGATTAGAGAATATTACGACATCAATCTTAACTTGACATTATCAGAGCTATCTCGTATAACTGGTAAGACCAAAGCAGAACTTAAAAGGATACTGATGGCATGACTAAATATTTCTATAAACTACTTGACAACGAAGGAAACCACCTGCAAACTTACGATCATCCGGTCAAGGCTGAAAAAGCAGCAGATCATTACTGGATGGTAAAAGGCGAATACCCACAGATTATTAAGATTAAAGGCAGATCACTATGAAAAACAAACCAGAAAACCTAAAAGCAATGCTAAAGCAGCGTGTTGCAGAGCTTGACAAGCAGATCTTTGGCTTTGAACCACGACTACACTTGACATACAGTGCATTTGATGAGCACATTGATAACGTAGAAGCACCTATCTGCATAGGCCAGTATGCCTTTCTACCTTCAAAGGTGCTGATGTTGAACATGGATGCCTATTTAGAAATGTTTAAACACTGGGCAGATAGTGTTGACTTTGAGCAGATCCCAGAGTATAATCAACTTAAAGATGAACGTGAACAGACCTTAGACTGGTTAATGGAGCTAGAACAATGAATACAGATACATACTGTGCAATGTATAACTACTTAGTCCTAGATAGACGTATTGACCCTGATGAGGCTAAGTGTATTTTAACAGATATTGACGAAGAAGCTGTAGATAGTGATGATGCTTGGGACTTATTGGAGGAGCTGATATGAAATACCCTAAAGAACACGTAGACACACTCACCAGAGGCGCTGCAAAGGCCATTCTAGACGAGTTAGGCATAGAAGAGCTGCCTACCTACAGCGTCCCTGTAGAGCTCGCTACAGAGGCTTCTGGACGCTATATGATGGTACTAGCAAAAGATGGTAACTATGACGTTCTATACGAACATTGGAGGCTATAATGAAGCAGTACAGAGTGACAGTGTGGGCTAGTAATCACACTAACAAGAAATATTGTTATGTTGTTGGTCTATCAGACCTTGACAAATACAAAGAACAGCTTAAAATGATGTATAACCGATTCACAGTTGAAGACACAGGGAGAAAACTATGAGATGTGTAGCGTGTAATGTAGAACTAACTGACTACGAAGCAACCCGTAAGGACTCTAACGACCAGTACATTGACCTTTGTAACGCTTGTTACAGTACAGTAGGCTATGAAAACGACAGCGTTCGACTTGACCTAGTACACGAAGCAGATATATATTACGAAGAATCTGATGAAGAAGCTTTACAGTTTGATCAAAACGTGCTAAAATATTAACTATATAGTGAAAAACTTGTTATGAACTCTAAGAATATTAAAATACAATCCCTAAAGAACTCTATAGAGAGCCTACTTAGTGCTCTTCCCTATGCAGACGGTCAAGCTTATTATCAAGATAAGAGACGTATTGCAGATCTTAGAGAACAACTTAGGCAATTAGAACAGGAGTAGATACATATGTCGTTTGTAAAAACAGGACTACCTTGTCCACGTTGCGATAGCTCAGATGCTTACGCTATAGATGACAACGGTTGGGGCAAATGTTTTAGCTGTGATGCAAACATCAAACTAGATGGTGATTATGAACACGAGGAGGAATACATAGTGACAAAGACATACACCAACGCAGTCCCTAAAGAGATTACATACAGAGCACTGGTAGATCGTAATATCTCTGTTGGCACTGCAGAGCGCTACGGTGTTGGCTATGATGGCTCAGATCTTGTATTCCCGTTTGGTAATGCAGCAAAGATACGCAAAGGAGGTCAGAAGGACTTTACCATTGTAGGCAACTGGAGCGCTTCTACAGGCTTGTTTGGTCAAGAGCGATTCAGTGGTGGCGGTAAGATGATAATCGTCACAGAAGGCGAAATAGACGCTCTCAGCGCATTTCAGATGATGGATAACAAATATCCTGTAGTCAGTGTACGTAATGGAGCTAAAGCGGCTCTAAAGGACTGTAAAACTAACTACGAATACTTAGACAGCTTTGACAGTATCTACATTTGCTTTGACAATGACGATGCAGGTCTATCAGCGACCAAAGAAGTAGCAGAACTCTTTGCACGTAAGGCTAAGATTGTCAAGCTACCTAACGGCATCAAAGATGCTAACGATATGCTAAAGGATAACCGTAAGACCGAGTTCAGTGTTGCAGTGTGGAGGGCTGAAGCATTTACACCAGACGGTATCATTGCAGGTGAAACATTATACGATGAGGTTATGAAGCCCATCAAAGGCGCAGATGTGCTATATCCATTCCCTGAGATGAACAAACTAACTTATGGTATCCGTACAGGCGAACTAGTGACTATTACAGCAGGCTCTGGTCTAGGCAAGTCACAGTTCTTACGAGAGATTATCTGGAACATTATGAAGACCTCTAATGAGAAGGTAGGATTGATGTTTATGGAAGAGAGTGTACGTAAGACTGCATTGTCTCTAATGAGCTTGGCAGCTAACAAGCCTCTACACCTACCAGATAGTCAGGCTTCAGATCAGGAGAAGACAGATGCTTTTAATGCAACCCTTGGCACTGGGCGTGTATACTTGTTTGACCACTTTGGCAGTAGTGACGTTGATAACCTTGTTAACCGAGTCCGTTATATGGCGAAGGCTATGGATTGCAAGTATATCTTTCTCGACCATATTAGTATTGTGGTTAGTGCTCAGTCAAATGGTGATGAACGTAAGGCCATAGATGAGATTATGACTAAGTTGCGTACACTGGTAGCAGAGACTGGTATAGCCCTGTTCTGTGTTAGTCACCTTAAGCGTCCTAGCGACAAAGGTCACGAAGAAGGTGCAGCGACCAGTCTAGCTCAACTACGAGGATCAGGCTCTATAGCCCAACTTAGCGACATTGTTATCGGCTTAGAACGTAATGGACAAGCAGAGGACATCCTAGACCGTAACACTACAAAGGTGCGTGTGCTTAAGAATCGCTTCAGTGGCACAACCGGCCCTGCAGGACACTTGCTTTACAGCTTGGATACTGGTAGGATGACTGAACGTGAGATACTTGAGGAAGAGACGTTATGACAGAGCACAAAGATTGCAGTAAATGTGGCAAGTCTAAGCCTCTTCACGAGTACACAAATGCTAACGGAGGTAACTATACTAGACCAGAATGTAAACAGTGTGCTAAAGAAGCTAGGGACGCTATTGCAGCTCTAAAGGCATCAGTTCAACGTCCAGATGATTCCCATACGTGCCCTATTTGCGGTAGTACCCGCTCTGAAGTAATGAAGGACAGAGGTAAAAATAAGGGATGGTGTTTAGATCATTGCCACGAGACCAAAGGATTTAGAGGTTGGATATGTCATAGATGTAATTTAGGATTAGGTAATTTTAAAGATAGTATTGAATCTCTTAAAAGAGCAGTAGAATATTTAGAAACAACTAAACCAACTAAGAATCAGCTTGATATGTTTGAATAAACATGATATAATAGTATGTAGACTAACTAGCCAAGAGAAGGCCATATGATATACTTAGACATTGAAACAAACTTAGCACATGACACTATTTGGTTATGTGTAACACACAAAGAAGGAGAAACTAAACACTGGAGAACTCCACAGGGCTTACAAGACTACATAGGTAAAGACCAAGTGTGTGCTCACAACGGCATAGGCTTTGATTACCCTATCCTTAGAGCTGTATGGGGTGTTCAGATACGTAAGTCTCAAGCAATTGATACGCTGATTATGTCTCGTTTGCATAATCCTATAATCGAAGGTGGTCATAGCCTTAAAGCTTGGGGTAAACGTCTGGGCTTTGAAAAGATGGACTTTGATGTAACAGATTTCGATGGAGGCTACACAGATGAAATGGCTGAATACTGTGCTAGAGATGTTCTTGTCTTAGAACGACTGCACAAGCACTTAGAAAGAGAACTTGAGCAATGGAACGCACAAAAAGCTATTGACCTAGAGCACGAGTGTGCTATTATATGCTCACGAATGGAAAGAACGGGGTTCAAGATTGACTATGAAAAAGCTAGAGCGATGGAAGATCTACTTGTCAACGAGATGGCAACTATTGAAACTGAGCTACAAACTACGTTCCCGCCCATTGTTGAAGAGCGTATTAGTGCCAAGACAGGTAAGAGACTTAAAGACAAAGTTACTATCTTCAATCCAGCGTCTCGTAAGCAGATTGCAGAGCGACTAGAGGGTCTAGGCGTTGACTTTGACAAGTACACAGATAAAGGTAACGTAATCATTGATGACGTAGTGCTGAACAGCATAGACCTACCAGAGTCTAAACAGTTAGCACGATACTTTTACCTTCAGAAGAAGCATGGCCTAGTTAAGTCTTGGCTAAAAGCAACTAAGGAAGACGGCAGGGTTCACGGACGTATCAACACACTAGGTGCTGTTACAAACCGCTGTACTCACAGTAGCCCTAACATGGCGCAGATACCGTCAGACCACGATTGCAGGGAGTTATGGAATGTGGGAAGTAATCGAAGTCTTGTTGGAAGTGATCTATCTGGTATCGAGCTTCGCTGCCTAGCTCACTACATGAGAGACGATAACTACACTAAGCAACTTTTAGAAGGAGATATACACACTACTAACCAGAACGCTGCAGGGCTACCTACAAGGGCAGACGCTAAGACATTTATCTATGCGTTCCTGTATGGAGCAGGTGAAGGTAAACTAGGTTCTATCGTAGGCGGTAGTTCTAAGGAGGGTGCTAAACTTAAACAGAAGTTCTTCCGTAAGATCCCTTCAATGAAGGCACTTATAGAGAAGGTTAAACGACTATCACAGAAGGGCTATGTACCCGCACTAGACGGTAGACGTATACAGGTTAAGTCAGAGCATAGTGCTTTGAATATGCTTTTGCAATCAGCAGGGGCAATCGTAGCAAAGCAATGGCTTGTAGAGAGTCAGAAACAAGTAGTCAAACAAGGCTTAGATGCCAAGTTAGTCGCCTTTGTGCATGATGAGACCCAATGGGACTGTGCAGACAAAGATGCAGAACGACTGGCAGAGGTGCTTGTAAAGGCTGCTGAGACTGCAGGTGAACAGCTAGGGTTTAGATTACCTGTGGCTGCAGAGTCTGCAATAGGAAAAACTTGGGCAGATACGCACTAAAAGTGTTGACATCTGCGTCAGGTGTGCTATAATATTAGTATAGATCGTAAAAAATTAACTGTCAACCAAGAAAAGGATAATTGCATATGAGCAACCCAATCAAACTAAAAGCAGACGTAATGTGGGCTAACCTAGATATTCGTAACGAGATGTCTGGTAAGTATCAACTTGACCTCTGCAACCTATCTCCTGCAGCTTCACAGGCTCTACGAGATCAAGGTATCGAAGTTAAGAACAAAGAGGACAAGGGAGACTTCATTACTTGTAAGTCTAACAACCCTATCCGAGCCTATGACGCTAACGGACTGGAACTAGACGGTGTATCAGTTGGTAACGGCTCTAAAGCCATTGCAGTCATCGGATCATACGCTTGGTCATTCCGTAACAAAGAGGGTGTATCACCATCACTTAAGAAGCTTGCTATTACAGAACTAGTTAGCTACACTGACGCAGAGCCAGTATCTATTGATGACGATGACGACATCCTATGATCGGACTAGTCGATGCTGATATACTAACTTATCAGATCGGCTTTGGTGCAGAGGGTGACTCAGAGAAGAGCGCCCTCAATACCTTAGATGGCTTTATATGCGATCTTATGCTGTTAGACCTTCCAGATGTGTTTGACTTT